TTACTGTGTTGTGCTAATCTTGGGTCTGCTTCAAATGCGTTTAGTTTCTCTTGTAATTTGTCATAATTAAGGCCCTTCTGCGCCAATGTTTTGGTATCATCCATGGTGTATTCTTTTTCTTCATGGTTGTACTTGAGCATTATGCCAGGGATTACTTCAGCTTCCTTCTCAACTTCGGCGGTATCCTCTGTTGTTTCGGGAGCTTCTTCTTCGGCTTCAACTTCGGATGTCTCAGGCTCTAAATCAAATGTTACGTCTGAGAAGTCATCTGCTCCGCCAATGGCTGCGTCTGCATTCAAATATGGTGTTTTAAATGCTTTAAAATCTAACATAAAATAACCTCTTTCTTGTGGCTGTGGTTGGCCACGATCACTAAATTTTGGCATATAAAAAAGACCTCTTCGGTCTGCGGGTTAACTTTATTAAATTACATACCTTTTTTGTTCATCATGTCTTTCATCATTGGGGCCATCATTGCTTTCATCTTTGCCATCATTGGATCCTTCATCGGCATAGGCGCTTTCATTGGGGCCTTCATTGGTGTTGACTTAGCGTTGTTTCTCATAGTCGCCATCTCTTGATTATATGACATCTTTCCTAATTCAGGCTTCTTGTTAACCTCTACCATTTTCTTAGTTGCTCCAACTTTTTTAGATGTTGTCATTTTCTTCGCCATAATAAATACCCTCTTTCTTTACCTGCCTGCCATTTGGCTAGGTGATTGCATCGTTTGCTTAATGCCTGATTGCATTAGAGACATTATCGTCTTCTGCTGTTGGTCAGCAGGTAGTTGTTTTATCTGGTCTTGAGTTTGTGGAGGAAGACTATCGTAGAAGTCAGATTCTTTTGATTGGTCATCTTGTTGCTGTTGTGCTTGGTCCTGCATTTGTGCTTGTTGGTCCTGCGCTTGTTGTTGACCTTGTTTGTTCTGTTGTCCTTGCACTTGCTGTTGTTGTGCTGCCATCTGTTCTTGTTGTTGCATTTGTTTCTGTAGGTTTTCCTTGACTCTCTCAACTAAGTCTTCATTCTTATATTCAGTAGGAAGATTATCCAAATAGTCTATCATTGTAAACAATGGGTCTTTCATATTCAATAACTTATCCATCATTTCTACTTGTGCAATAGTTGAATAGTAAGAGGACGGCCCAACGTCGCACTTAACATTCAGCCAAAGATTCTTTAACACAGAGAAGTCAAAATCTACTTTCTGCCTTAGCCCCTTTGTCTTAACAATGATTGGCCTTGTGCCGTAGTTAGTGGCCATCATGTCTATGAGAATTCTAGCGATGTCTTCTAGCCACTCATAGAGGTTACTGCGTGTGTTCTCTAGGGGAATAGCCGCTTGACGTACTGTTGACGAAATAGCTGTTCCTGATGCCTGCTCAGGGTTGATGTTTCCCAGTGCTGCATCATTGATTCCCAACATTTCTTTTGTATAAGCAATCGCCATGTCAATGACTTTAATTATCTCGCCTGACATAACACCTGGATTAAGCTGTCCTACATAGTTCATAATGCTTTCACCAGGACTAACACCACGAACACCGATAGCAGACGCTACTCTGTTAGTAGGCTCTGGCAATCGATCGGCATTATAGATAATCTTAGGAAACGCTGCGTTCATTAGATGGTACATAACCATAGCAAATTGCCTGTTAATGTAGATCTGATTAGGGATGATGTCAGAGCATAATGCCCTACCGTGATATTGGTTCTCTTGCTTTTCCCAGAGCATTCCTGCTACTGGATAGTCGCTTAGGCCCGTGTCTACATCCTTATACATATAAGCACCCTCAGTGCATTTGCTAGCCATGATGGTGTCCTTATCAGCGTCGTAGGTGTAGGTAATAACATAGAGCGCTTTACCTGAAGACTTGCCGTTGTCACTGAGTATTTCTATCTTAGCCATCTCTCCGGCTTCATATTGCCAATTAGAGTCTGATGTGATCTTATCGACTTCCTGAGAGTTCTTGTATTGCTGAGCCTGTCTTTGCAAGTTCTTAACCATGTCTCTTCCTGTTACCAAAACATAAGGCTGTGTGTACTTATCGATCGTGGGATTGTTTGGATTGCCCAAGAATACGTTTGTTCCATTGACTAGTTCAAAGCATATCTCGCCTTTAACTTCTCCAAACATCCCGCCATAAGGCTTCTTGTTCATATCAAAGTAGATATGAGAGTAAACATCTCCCATCTGTGCAGCCTTGAATAGTGCATCTCTGATTCTATTATCCATTTTAAACTTCTCGAATAGGTTCTCGATCTCACCTGTGGCTATGTCGCTTGTATGCTGTTGGTCCTGCATCTCAGGAGTTTGCTGGTCCTCTTCCTCTGCATACTCCAAAGGTTCTAGCTTGATCGCTGTCTTAGATGAGGTAATAGAAGCAACGAAGAATGTTATCGCTCGCTTGATGATGTTGAATACAGGAGTCGGTATGCCATTATTCTCTACGTTCTTCCACTGATTTCCGTTGTACATCTCAATATTAATATTGACCATGTCGGAATAAGGTGGCTCGAGTGTGTTGTTATACTTGCGTCCATCTAATAGCTTCTGCCAGTCCTTTGTACAATCTCCGTTGTAGTTACTCACTTATTAGCCCTCCTTCCCAACGCAACATCCATGTCGAAGTTCATTATGTTGTCAAATCCCTTACGTTGACGCTCAAGATCTAGTTCTTCCTGCTCTGTACGTTTGTCCGCTAATGACTTCTTGGCGTGTCTAAGACCTACTGAGTAGGCTAGATAAAGGCATGAAAAAAGAACAAGCATTGCGCTTGCTCCGATGAATATATCCATATGTTTCTCCCTTCTATGGTTATATACTGTATAAAACACTTGTTTATTAATAACATATACGATTACAAACAAACAGTAATAATGTTGTCTGTTGTTGTTTATCTAGGCCATGCCAAAGTAAACACTTACCAACTAAAGAATTCTTTCGGCATCTCACGACCTAGATCATTAATCATCTTGTTATATCGTCCCTGTTCTGACTCGGGATCTACTTCGACTGGCTTTATCATTAGATTAGCCCTCATGTAGTTACCTAAGCCTGTTAATGAGTCTGCGCCGTCATCATGTTTGTTCTTACCCATCTTAACGTAGCTTGTTAGCTGGCGCATGAACTTATCGTAATCGCTACCTATTTCGTAATCCTTGCGAAAGTACATATACTCTTTATTATACCCAGCACACATAAGGATTCTAGTCTCTTTGTTCGTTGTTGCGTTGCATGTTATCGCTGAACAGTAAGACTTGCCTTCTATTAACTTCGCTACATTACGGCTGTACTGATAACCGCCGTTGTTGCTCTCTATCTGCATGATCTGAGCCTTCGTGTCGATTATCTGTTGTGATACTAAAGGCTCTGTGATTTCCACACCATCCTGAGTGAACACAACGTTTGTAATGTAAGTGTACTCACCGTAGCGTTTGCCAATCAGTGAGCATAGGTAGTCATCGCCTTTATCAGCTGTATCAGTAAAGCCTACTATGGCATCAGGTGTTTTTGTTGCTATCTCCGACATACTGAATCTGTTCAACTCTTCTATAGGATAGAGTAAACCTTTCGACTCGATAGGGTGTTGCATGAACTCTGCTTCCCAGATAAAGTCCTCTGTGATCTTCTTAAGTGAATGATACTCTGCTGTTGTTTTTACTTCCTCGCAGAATGTTTCTCCATTGTCGTTGAGTGCAGGGATAGATATGATCTTCATATTGGGGTTATGTGTTTCGCTCTCTACGTCTGTTAGGCGCCCTATGGGGTCCTTACGCGTCCACCTCGTAGCTATGTGTATCTCCGGGCAACCACTCTCTAAGCGACTCATATGTGTTGATGTGTACCAATTCCACACGTTGTCGATCACTGTCTCGGATAACGCTTCCTCGATGTTCTTTAACCCATCATCTAATATCGCTAAGGTTTTGCACCCGAACCCAGTAATAGGGCCACCTACGCCAGCGCAGAAGTAAGCTGGCTGAGTGTTCTTATTAATCATCCAGTTATCTATCGCACCCTTGACGGTTACGCCAGGGAAAACCTTCTTATACTTATCATTAACCATGATTCCGTCACGAATGTCTTTGCCTG